TATTTGTAAAGGTTTAGAAAATATATCTTCTACTTTTTCTTTTTTGCCTTCTTCTTTCTTGACCCTCATTCTATCTGGAGCAATATCTTTCTCATCCAAAAAGTTTATGAGAGCAGAAACATCGACATTCTTTTCTGATTCGGTGTTTTCACCTTTCATTTTGTTGATTACTTGTAAAAGTTTGATTATATTTTCAGTTGACTTATGAGCAGAATCAAGATAGGGTGATGGTTTATCACCTTGCATGAAGCCGTCTTCTGGTTGTTGTATATATCCATTGAGCTTTTTAAACATATCTAAGGCAACAACTCTTTCTTCTACAGAGAAATCATAAACCTCCCTATATATATCTTCTACAGTTTTACCTTCAAATATTTCTTTTCTATCTTCATCCATTGTCTTCTTCTTCTATATTTGCAAAAACGTTATACTCTGAATCTAAGTTATTCAAAAAGTCATTGACGTTTTTTAATTCTTCTACAAAGTCTACAATGACAGGCTCATTGCTATATATTTCACCAGCCAATATAGACTTTGTTCTTTGACCTATGTTGAAAAATGCTTTACCAGCATCAACGAAAAGATCTTCATAGAATGATATTCTGTCCAACAATCTATAAATAACATAGGCCAAAACTGCTATAATAATTATCAATAAAGAAATTATTACTTCCATTACACTACCCTAAATTGTAATTCATGATTAGAATTTCATTGCCGATGCTTTGGTCTTTGCCAGCAGAAGCGCCAGATGGTTTGACAAATTCTTTAGCTGTCCACTCAAATTCATCCTTTGGATACATCTCGCTCAATTCTGGAAAGTCATAGTAAGAAAGTGAAAACCTACCAGAGATATTATGCAAGCAATCCTTCAACTGATAATGCTGCTCACGACCAAACTCATGCAAGCTATAATAATCTTCAGTCTTCCAATAAGGTGGGTCGCAATAAAAATATGTTGTCGGGGAATCGTACTTAGCGATAACATCTTCAAAAGATAGGTTTTCGCAGGTAGTAATATTCTTCAACAACTTTATATTCTTTTCATCGTTGAGCTTCTTGTGAAACGCTGCAAACTTAGAACTATTCTTCTTTGAATCATCTGTAAAGGTAGCCTCAACAGCAGAAGCACCAGAGAAACAATTAGTCAACAAAAAGACATACTTCATTGCTGCGTTTTGGTCTTTACGACCAGCTTTTATTTTTTGACCAAAGTGTTCTCTTATCTCTGTGTTTAGCTCATCTCTTCTTTGCCTTGCAAAGTTAAGAGCCTCATTCAAACTCTTTCTTTGCTTCTTGTCTATTGACTTATTTTCAAGACATTCACGGATCTTCTTGACAGCAAACGTGGAGGCAAACATCTCATCTTTACAAGCATGGAAATATTCTCTGCACACATCAAGTGGGCTTTTTGTTTCACCAGACTGCAAAGGTGGATTACGCTCGTCAATAAACTTACTAAACTGTTTTGGATTAGAAGCACATCGCCACATATTAACCATATAAGGATTAAAATCGTTATATATATGCTGCTTTGCAGCCAAGGGATTGTCGGGGTCGCTTTTCATATAGACCCAAAAGGCACCACCAAAAACTTCTACATATGTATCAATATCATTTGGAATAAAGCCGTGAATCCACGGAGCCATGCGTTGTTTTCCACCAATATAAGGAATCATTTAACCTCGTTTTGTTATTCGACTTCTTCGCCGTATTTGTTTATAAGATAACCAATTAATTTTACAGCAACACTACCGATTGCAATATATAACACCCCCATCAAATATGTTTCATCAAACAATACCATATCTAATCCCACAAGTTTCTATAATACTTCGCGAACAATGCAAATCCTTCTTTCATAACCTTATCACGCCTTTCAGCCTCTAACTTGTATTCTTCCCACTTTTCTTCGTCATCATGTTGAAAGTGCACTTTACCACCCGGCTCATCAACAAACAACCGATCTGTATCAATACCAGAATCAACATCATTCATATCTAACTTATGATACTCAAATGCCAATATCATTTTATCCAATATTCTCAACCACTCTTCATACATTTCATCATGTTGCTCTTCTGTATATCCTTCTAATAAAGGTGAACCACTAGGCCCATCCAAATATGAGTTTCCACCACCATTACGAAAAGAAATAAGTCGGGGCAATACAAAATCCGTTATGGTGTGATCCAGTGACCACAAATCCCTACCAGAATAACCGTAACGTATTCTTTGATAGATGTGTTTTATTCTTCTAATCATCAATCTTCTATTGCCGGAGTTGGCATTCTTGGTGCGCTATCGTCAGCTTGAAATTGCTTACCTTGTGCTGCATTAAACTTTATCAATTTAATCCAATCTTTATAGTTTAGCTTTTGCTTCTTCTTGATATACTTTCTATCAACATATCTTCTATTTTTGTCGCGGAAACGATTACCCTGTTCATCTCTTTGTATTGCCATTATATAACCTTTCGTTTTGTTAAGTTTATTATGGTTTCTTTTACCATTTCTCTATTATCTTTTAAGTCTGATTCTTTTATTCTTACAAGCTCATAATTATTTTGTTTAGCAACAAAGTTTTTTATGTAATCGTTTTGCTTATTCTTCATCTTTATCATCAAACCATTTTTATTTTTATCTTCTAAATCCCCATGCCAAAAATCACCATCAACTTCTATCAGTATATTATAATCAATAAGTAGTATATCGTAATACTTAAATCCATTCTGATGTGGCAAAGGTTTTTCTATTTCGTATTTTATTTCTAACTCATCTAATATGTATTGGGTTTCTTGCTCTGGCCAAGTCCTGCGTTTGCGGGCACGATTCATAGGTTGTTTCTTTTTACCATAAACGCTGTTGCCATCACTTACTTGTTGGCGCATCTTACGAAAGTTGTTTCGCTTTACTTTCGCTTTCTGACTTTCATAACCTTTTTCTTTGTCGTACATTACTTACTTTCTTCTAACTTCTTTACTCTATCTCTGAGCATTTCTATCTCAATAGATAAATCATTTAACACGCCTCTATACTCACCAATAAGTTTTTGAGTATCTACTTGTCTTTTGTGTAGTGCGGCCAAAATTTCTGTAGGGTCTACATCTTCTAATAGCTGTTGTGGGACGCTGCTTATAATTTTACTCATCGTCATCAACCTCTTCAAATTTTTCTTTAAAGTAATCCATCACATTACCTATGTGACGATTTTCTGCATCTTGCTTTCTTCTTCTTTTCTTTTCGTCTTGTATCTTTTGTATTTCTTCTTGAGACTTTTCTTTTCTTTCAGGTGGCTGTTCTACCACAAGCTCTTCTTTAACAATTTTTTCTTCTGGTGTTTCTTCTTGCTTTGGTTCCTCTACTGACTCTTCTTCTTTATCTTCTACCTCCATCTTGACAAAATCACTCACTAATTTTGTTGCTGTTGGTGATAAAGCGTTTTCACTATCTGCATATTTTATCGCTTGCGCTCTTGAAATCTCCATCATTTGAGCGCTCATATTATGTAGTATAGATTTCAACAAAGAAACATTTTTCATTGTGGAAAAAACTGTTGGGCTTCCAGCTAATTGCAGAAACTCATTTGTGGTAGAAACTGTGTCAAACGCTTGTGATAAATCTTCGGTCATTTCTAACATTACATCTACTTTACCTAATAAACTCAATATCTCTGCGACACAGTTCTTTTCCATTTTATTCCTCTTCTAATATAATTAACTCAAATCCAATCAACCTACCTAATTCATATTTAGCTTCTAGTTTATACATATCTATAAGTTTATTAATGTCATTAACTTCTTGATACAGAAAATATACCAACCTATTAAAAGCAATATTATCTTTATCTTGCAAAGAGTTTTGTAATATAAGATTTGCTATATTCCATCTTACAAAGCTTTTATTGTCAAACAACTGCTCATCTGGTTCATCTTCTGGTATTTCTTTTCTTAAATTGTCTATGGTGGATCTTAACTCGGCTCTAATAAGCGAAACTCTTTGACTCAATATATCTTCATCTATATCAAAAAAACGATTAAATTCTTCTGTCATTTCTGCGCTCATAAAAACTAACCTTTCATTGTAAGACTAAGTGCATCATATGTCAAATTTCGCGACAGGTTTTTTGGGAGTACTATTGCATTGACAACAAACACACTTAGTCCTATTTACATTATGCCAGACGACCTTTCATCGTCTTCTTTTTCTTCTTCTACTTCTATAAACAGTTTTTCTTTTTTACTATAATCCATATTTATATATTCAATATCTGTAGCATCTCTTTCCAACTCTTCTATATTCTTTTCCACTACATTAGAAAGATAAGATATTTTCATAGGTATAAAAAAATCTTTATTATTTGGATTAATAACAATGGCATCTATAATAGGTGTTCCTTTTTTTGCAAATGGATTACCGGTGTTTAGTATCTTTGTTAGATATTTGAACGACATATTAACAAGCACTAGTTTCTTACCGAAAGAGCCGAGCAAATTCTTTCTTATAGTCTCTCTATTGACATAGGAAACAACTAAATTTTCATCAGTAAATCCTACTATGCTATCATTACCATTATTTAGCGTAACAGTAAAAAGACGATTACCATCAACGTTCCCTATCAACCAAATAAATAATTCATTTTCTACTAATCGGTTCCAAACTATTTGAGCAGCCAATCTGCCTGGTCTACCTTCTATATCAAGATACGTTCTTTTGGATAAATCTTTTTCAAGTTTGACCATGTAAGAATCTCCCATAGTATAAATATCCTCCTATAATTTTAGAATGTCTTCTTGCCCAAGGAAACTATATTTGTCCCATGCGAGAGATCTGCCGAAACCGTCAGCGCTTAGTTTAACAGCACAAGCAGTAGATGGTATTAGTCGGTCACGTAGATATACTAGTTTGTTGTGCCATATGCGGAAGCTACTGCCATCATCCATACGAACATTGACATAGGGTTTGCCTTTCTTTGTTTTTAGTTCTTCTACTGACATAATAGTGCCGTAGAAATAGTCTTTGCTGTTGTCTTCGTAATAACTTATATGTTGGACTTCCATGCCGTCCATCTTGTCTTTCGCCATGTTAAGACGTTCTTCATCAATGGAGATACGGAAACCTATATGCTCAAGCTCAAAGTTGATAGTTTCTAACTCGCTGTAGTCGTCAAACTCAATATTAAAAAACTTGAATATGTGTTGAAAGCTATCGGGTGTAAGTAGGTTGTCAATAGGTTGTTTATCAAACTCAGACTTCAATACATTTTTGTAGAATAGCTTCTTCTCCTTTACAAGAGAATCAGAAAAGGTTGCTAACACCTCAACGAAAGTGCAAAGAGGTTTACGCGATATGGGTTTGTATATATGTTGACTGAAGTTGATATTGTCAAACATACCTAAGCGTATGAGTAATTGTAGTTTTGAGTAGGGTATAATCTTATGTGTATCGTTAGAGATGATAAACTCCTCAAATGTTTGCCATCCGTTTTGTGGTCTGTGTCGTAATATCTTCTTCATCACTGAGTCACCAAGACCTTTGATGTTTTTCATACCAATGGTAATCTGGTCTTTGGTTACTTTGAAGTCAGCAGAGAATGTATTGATGTTGCCCAATGATATAGGTGGACTGTCAAGCAGTCGTGAAGTCATAGACAAGTCAATAGCAAGATTGTCAAAGTCACCTATGTGGTGGTTTATCATAATCTCACAAAACAATTCGGGGTAACGTGCTTTCATATAGGCAGTCCAATAAGATAGAATACTATAACTAATAGCGTGAGACTTATTGAATAGATATCCACAATTATCAATAAGTATTGCAGCTACTTTCTTGGTGTCTTCAACTGACAACACCATAGCATCGGGGTTTGAGTACAAATGCTCTTGTAAGTAATCATTACATTTATCCTTATCAAGTGCTTCTGCATACCTACGAAGAATGTCAGCTTTACCAAAGTCAAGACCAAGACGATTAAACATCTGTATAAATTGCTCTTGGTAAATCATAATATATTCTGTAGGTGCAAGTATATCGTCAAACATTGGGTGTATATTGTTTGCCGCTTCTTCTTCGCCATTACGTCTACGTATATAGGCTTCAGTTGCTCCCATCTGTATAACGCCTGGACGATAGATAGCAGTAGCAGCAGCAATGTCTTCAAGTGTAGATGGGTGAATGTTTTGTAGACATCGTGTAATGTTAGCTCCACCAAACTGAAAGACACCTTGAGTTTCACCATTGTTGAGTAACTCGTATGCCTTATCATACCAGTGCTCGTCTTCTTTAGTAAGACAATCGGCTTTGGATAATGGTAGCTTATATATATCGTCCATTGTCATACCTACACGTTCTGCTATCCTATTCACATGAGACAATGTAGATATACCGAGCATATCAATCTTAAGAAACTTGACATCGCCTAATTCGGGTATCTGCCACTCAGTAACCATAAGGTCTTCGTTAGATGCCTTTCGTAGTGGCATGGTCTCATACAAAGGCTCAGAGGACACGATGATACCACCGGCAGATACACCAAGGTTTTTAGGATTACCGATAACAGTATCAAGTAACATTAGGAAACGCTGTTGGTCGGTATCGTTAAGTTTACCAAGAAAGTTATTCACCTCTACGTTTTCTTTGGCAATATCAGAAATGGTAGCAATAGACTTATTGAGTGATACATGCCCACTTATAGTCTTAGCAATCTTGTTGGCTTCAGCATGTGGTATCTCAAACGCTTTACACACTTCACGGAATAAAGTATTAGCAGTATACCGACTATAGATGGCGCAAGACGCTACATTAGAATAACCCCACTTGTCAGTGACATATTGTTTGACTTCGTTGCGTCTGTCATCTTGAAAGTCATTGTCAATATCTGGTGCTTTGAGTCGTTGTGGGTTTAGGAATCGCTCAAAGAATAAGTCATACTTTACGGGGTCAAGATGTGTTATACCAAGTAACCAACACAATAGAGAGCCTGCAGCACTACCACGACCAGGCGACATAAGTATATCGTTAGATAAAGCCCAATGGCAAAAGTCGCGAGTAATAAGAAAGTAATCAAGGTAGCCTGCGTTGTCTATAACTTGTAACTCTGACTGCACACGGTCAAAGTATTCGTCTATTTTGTCTTTTGGTATAAGGTCTTTGTTTACCTTGTCTTGGAAACCTTGTTGCAACAACTCTACCATGTAAGTCTTATTGTCTTTGTAACCATCAGGTGTTGTGAATTGTGGCTCTTTGAGGGTTTCATCATCTACACGAGCGTTGCAACGGCTAGCAATCTCTTTGGTTGTTTCAATAGCTTCATCAAGGTAATAGTCGTCAATGGATTGACTATGACCATTGTCATGCCAAAACTGTCGCATCTCGTCTTCAGTAGCAATGTATAGATTCTTACAACTGGTCTCGTCATACTTGCCATTGGTGTTTAACTTTACCATAAAGGCATGAGCTTCTTGACGAGCTTTGTCGGGGTAGTGAGCGTCATTAGCAAGAATACAACGAATGTCATACTTCTTACGAAACATCTCAACCATAGCAAAGTTATACTCACGTTGAGCGTGACGGTCTCCATCTTCATCACGATAAGAAAACTTTTCGTGGGGGTGCATTTCTACAAAGTAATTATCACGACCGAAGATATCATACATCTGCTCAAATAGATTATTCATCTTGTCGGTCTGACCTGTGAAGTAATACTTTGCGTATGGTGAGATAATACAGGTGGTGGTGGCTATGATGCCTTCGTGATGTTGACGTAATGCGTTTATATCAATACGAGGTTTACCATAGAAACCGTCTTTGTTGGCAATATAGTTTAGGTGATATAGGTTTTGTAGACCTATGTCATTCTCCGCCAATAGAATAAGGTGAGGGTTAGACATACGCCTGCGTGTCTCTTCTTTTACTTCAGCGGTGGACATTCCTTCTGCTTCTTCATCGGTAACGCCTTTGCGATTGATATCTTCTACGAAATAGAATTCGTTACCTAAAATAGGTTTTATACCATGCTTATCACAGGCTTTCTGAAACTCGTAATGGCCCGCACAAGTGCCGTGGTCTGTAATCGACAAACTTTGCATCCCCACTTCGGCAGCACGTTTTGCGTTGTCTTCGGGCTTACCGATGCCGTCAAGCAAAGAAAAAGAGGTGTGGCAGTGTAAATGAGTATAAGTAGTTACTGGTTTGTTGTAATCATACATAGATAATACTCCCATATTATAAAACTGATTGAATAGTATTATAATGAAATAACACTAATTTGTATACTTTTCTAGCAGGATTTCTTTGAGCGAAAAGAGTTTTCTTGTAGCATCAGGATTTGCGTTTGTTGCTTTGCTTATATATTCTGTTTGGTATACCACTCTAGATATACCTACTTGACAAATCACTTTCGCACAATCATTACAGGGTAGGAAAGGCACATATAATGTAGCACCTTTTAGTTTTGCTGTTTCAGCAAACAAAATTGCATTCAATTCTGCATGGACTATATATTGGTATTTATGAGGTCTTACTAAATCTTGTGGCTCTAACTTTACTTCGGCAGGTGGTGAGTTATACCCTGTGCCAATAATTCTATTGTCAGTGTCTAGTATAACACACCCTACCTTAGTGTCGGGGTCTTGTGATCTAGACGCAATATCATCAAGCAAATTTATTGCGTATTCATCCCAAGATATTTTCATTCGTTTATTTCACCAGTAATGGGGTCATAAACCATTGTATTCGTTTTACAATTATATATCTTACCATCTCGCTCGATATATTTGTTTAGCTGACCCATTGTCATATATCTAAACATTGTATCTATGTCACCAAAGTCATCAGCTAACTTTTTTAGATTACCATAGAAATAGGTGCCTGGTTTTTGTACAATCTTCTTTGCTGGTTTTACTTCTAAATCAGCACCATTTTCTCTTCGTTTTATGTTTCTAAGATACCTCTCGTGCGCCTTTTGAGATTCGGGCTTGTTAGCTTCTTCTTCGTCACTCTCATTAAACTTTTCTGGTATATACTTCTTCAATATTTTTTCATACTTCTGTTTTACTTCTTCTTGATATAAATTTCTACTCTCAAAACTTTTTAGTATATTTTTACTTTTAGACATTATATTTACACTCCTTACACTATTTCACAAGCACCGCCAGCACAAGCTAGCTCACCAGTTAAGTCAGTCATATCTTCCATCTCTACAACACCAGTAAGATTCATATCTTTCAATGTTGCAAACATTTCATCAAACTGCGCTTTATCTATTGTTTCAAACGGCGCTTGGACATATGAACCACCATCGTATGGCAAAACAGAAAGTCCATTATAACTATCTCTGTTTTTCCACATCCACTCACCAATTTCTTCCCATTCTTCTGGTTTAATAGAAATAGTGCCAGATACATTGTTTGTATTGTTTCCGCTTCTGTGACCTTCCTTTATCCACTCTGTATGAATTTTCTTTATTCTTTCTAACAAGTCTAATGGTGATTCATCTCTAGTTGTTGCACCGACAGGAGCTTGTTGAGGAATAGAAACTACAGCTTGAATATCTGGTTTGAAATAATCATCCTCTACTAGTTCGGGGTGATTTATTGATAGATATGTATAAATAGCTTCGTTTTTACCCAAACGTATACGACGAATATAGTGACTATCGTGCCATGCGTGAATACCAGAACTACATCCCAATACACATGAAGTTGTTCCAGATGGCTTTACTGTTGTTACTCTTGCTGCTTTATTGATGCCAAGTATATTAGAAACACGCTCGTTTTCAGTTGCTGCTTCATGTGCTCCCTGTGATATATCAATATCGTCTAATTTGTTAGATGCTATACCTGTCATACCTACACCAAGTAAAGCGTCCTTCTCTGTTGTCCTGCGCCATACATCACGTAGGTAGTGAAAGTCTGTGTATGAAGCTTGTAGTGTTCCGATGAATGCTGCTGCTCTACAACGTGCATCAAAGTCCTCTTGACTTTCTATATCAGAAACATTTATCTCGCAAAGATTACAAAACTGAAATGGTCGCAAAGCAATCTCAGCGCAAGGGTTAGTGCCGTATTCTACATCGTTTGTAAAATAAAAGCCAGGCTCACCTGCGTTTGACAATTCAATCTTTTTCCATAACTCAAGAAATTCTCTCTTCTTTATTCTATGTCTTGCCAAAACAACAGAGTTATTTGCTCTGCCTCGTTGAGGGTTTTGCTCCCACCATGAACCAAACTTAGAACTCAACATTTCGTCATCATCAAAAGAAAAAAGAGAAATCAAAGCCGCTCTACGAATACCACCGGCTAATACTGCATCAGCAATATAACAAACCATATCATGCGCTTCAATGGGTGTTAGTTGGTCTCCATTTTCTTTTGCATCAAGAATTTTTCTCAGATTGTGAATACAATCTTTTAATGGTTGAGGTCCAGGAGCCTTACCACCAGATGTAACAAGTCTTGCACCCTTTGGTCTAATGTCAGAATAATCAAAATCTGGTAGAGATGCTGTGCCTGTAAAATATGCTTTAACCAATGCTTTCACTGCATCAGCCCATCCTTCAATAGAATCACCAATAAGAAAACGTCTACGCTTAGTAGGCTTTCTAATCTCTGGTAATTTTTCTACGTGATGTTTCTGTACGGAAAATCCTACACCACAGCCACCTAACAATAGAAACATAACCTCACCAAAACCACGCCAATCATCAATGGGTAAGTATGAACAATTAAAAATCCTATTGGGGGACATTTCTATAGGTCTGCCAGCAAACTGCATACTTCTCATTGATGGTAAAACTTTCTTATCATACACAAACTGATATGCCGATTCTATCTCTGATAGAAACTCAGCTCCTTGCTCTTTAAACTTATTCAAGTGCATATTCTTGTTTCTATCAACAAGCTCTTCCCAAGATTCTCTACGTTGTAATTCTGGTATGTATTTAGCATATTTATTATGCACTGTAATATCTGATAATATTTGCTGGCTTAAATCCATCTTTATTCCCCGTTATAGTATTTATCAATAAACTCTTTCAGTATATTGTTTATGTGTTGGTTTAAAGTTATATCCTTCTCATGTGCTTCCATTGCTAATTTAAAAAATTCTTGGTCTTTTATTTCTACTTGTATATCTGCCATTATGCCTCTACCCAATTATTTTCTGCGCTTAGTTTTACATCCATAATATGAATAATGTTTGGCTTGTTTTTCATAATATCCCATTCAGACGGGGACAATAAACTCAAAAAATTTTCATTGTTATCTCTACGATAAAGATAGTAAGTGTGTCCTAACTTTGGCTCTAAACGTATTTCACAACTTGAAACTAAATCATTTACATTATTAATTGTCAAAACATCAATCGGCATTATTTCCCCCTACGTCTTTTGCACTACGGTAACCATCTCTAAAAAAACCTGCACCAAACTTGATGCCAGGAGCTGTATAAAATCTACGAGTCTTTTTTACTTCACCACACTTTGGACAAGTTTGCATGTTCTTTGAATCATAATCTTTCAAAGCAATGGTCTTTTCAAAAACTGTATCGCAAGTATCGCATATAAAATCATACGTTGGCATTATATACTTTTCTTCCCTTCCACTTCTATTGACTTGATTGTTTCTTGTTCGCCCATATCATTTATTAAAACAACATCGTAAAATATGGTTTCATTAATTGCTGGCTTGTCTTTGTTAGCCATATCTGTCGCTACTCGTATTACATCATCTGTGCGTTTTATATCTCTTCTCATCACAGAATATAATTGTTGCACATTTGCTCCTTGATTACCATACCTACTAGTCCTCATCACGCTGTATCTTTCTGGCATTATATCGTATCCTTATGTTTTCTATACAAGTCGCTAAACTTACTACTTACATTAGATTCTGATTTTTCTAATAAGTTACTTAAAGGGTTGTTTTCTTGTTGCTCTTCTGCCATATCATTAAGTTTTATCAAAGACTTTCCATAATCAATATTGATAGTAAAATTAGTGTTAGCAGTGCCCATTCGGTTCTTACCAATGTGAAAATACTTTTGTGAGAAAGTACCGAAAAAGTCAACAACTTGAGCCTTACTAATAGCTTCGCCAATCTTGTCCATAGTAATGATATCATCATTAAATCCTTCTCTATTTGTTTGTGTCGCTGTCCACACAGGTAGTTGTGACTCCATACAAAAACTTCTAATATCTTCTGTAATAGCTTCTAATTCAAAGCGCTTTTGCTCATAACCCCTACGAGACTTCATTAGGTCAAGATAATCTACTATAATAAGGTCTGGGTTGAAACCGTCAGCTTGCAATCTGCCGATGTGAAACTTTAAAGTATTTACTGTCGCTGATTTTGTTGGATACTCTTTAATTACAAGTTTGCCCATATTAGCACTAGAAAACTTTTCAAGTCTTTCGGACCATTCATCCACTCGGCTATACAATTCTTTTACGGGAATACCGGTGATACGAGCGTCATAACGGTGTCCGATGTTTTTCTCGCTTAACTCAAAAGAGTAATGGACAACGTTTTTACCAGAGGATAAAGCACCATATCCAAGATTGACAAGAAAGAATGATTTACCGCCGCCAGTTGGAGCCATAACCATTCCTAATTCGCCAGGTGCTAGTCCACCATCAAGCACTTCGTTATGATCCAATGCTTTAAAACCTGTAGGCACCGGATCTCTCTTTTGCACGACAGACCTATTTGATAGTCCAGTAAAATACTCATGTCCTAAATCGGTCTCTGATGTAATCTTCAAGGCATTCTCAATAGTTTTTTGTATCTCTTCGTATTTGCCTTCCTTCAACAGCTCAACGGAATTAATAATAGCATTACGCATAGAGCCATTCTTGCACATCTCAAAAGCTTTGTCTTTGGTATATTCCATTTCTGAAATATTTGTGTTAGTGTTTAGATCTACCAAAATAGTAAGAATTGATTCTTTTAATTCTCCATCAGGATAGTTTACTATTTCTGTCTTAAGCATATCATATGTAGGCACAGCATCATATCTACTATATAGTTTAGACACCTCGCTCCACATAGCTCTATGTGGCTCATAAGTAAAATAATCTTCTTTAAGTATTTCATAAATCTTTTCAAAAAACTTTCTGTCTGTCATAACCGCCTTAAGCACTAAAGTTTGAAACTTTAATCCAAACGATTCAAAGTTTTGATTATCAGACATTTTGCATCTCCTGTGTATTTTTTAGATTACCGAAAGTGGTCGTCCAATCGGAAATGTTTTTAGGTGATATATCTTCGGTTAACAACTTCAACCGAAACTTCATTGGGTTATACTTAGGCTTGTTGTTATCAACAATATAAGTAATCGCATCCATATCTTGTATAGTAACGTTTACATCATGTAGTTGCACAAGACTGTAATTCTTTTCTATTAATTCTTTGTTATCAACATACTTCTGATACTTCTTATTCTTCTGTGCTACTTGCTCAACAGCGTGCTCATGTATATCATTTACAGTATATTGTGTGGTGTTAGACAAGAATGGAAAATCCTTCTTGAAGGTTTTCTCACCAACTCTTGGCACACCATCTATCTTGTCAGACTTATCACCACAAACAGACTTGATAAGAGTATAGTTAGGAGGATAACAATCTTCGGACTCCAACATATACTCCATATCAATCATCTGTCCGTGCTTTTTGTTTACCTTGACAGGTCTATACACAGATATATCATCGCTTACTAATTGGAAATAATCCTTGTCAGTGGATACGATAATCTTCTCATACCCATCAAAGGTGTTATTAGCCATCCAAGCGATAACATCATCAGCTTCTTGGTATTGGATTGCTACTTGGTGGAAAGGTAAAAACTCAAATGTTTCCTTGAGCAGACTTATCTGACGAACTAGTGATTCCCGTTCGTCTTCTTCGTCATTCTCAAAGATACGATTTAGCCCAACCATCTTACGGCCTTCTTTGTAAGTGGTGAGAGTTTTTCTGCGGCGTTCGCCTGATTGCTTGCCCTCCCAAGCTATCACAACCTCATCAACTTCCAACTTTTCTATAAGGGATCGTATACTAGCTAGTGTGCCATAATAACCACCTACGTGCTCACCATTGACATTAGTCAAAGTGACAGCGGAGAAATTACGGACAAACATATTCATCAAATCTACAAACATAACTTTTTTAGACATAACACATCCTTTAGAGCATAGAAATCCATATGGCACACTTTGTGCATTTTTTAAAACAAGGATTTAAGTTGGGATACAAAATAACCATTTCACTATAAATATAATACAATTTTCAGAAATATAATACAAAATTCTTACTATAATATAAAAAAATTTAGATACACTGTCAAGCTATTTTTTTGAGCAAAAATTTCAAATTTCTTCTTCGCTCTCTACTGCTTCTACTACTTCATCTGAGTAGGAAAACTGCTCTTTGTGTCGTTTTACAACAAGCGATTCTCTAAGCAGAGGTGTAATTGCTTTTTTGAAATCTGGATTGTTATCAACATACTCAAGCCAATCCTTGTTCTTAAATTCGTGAGTTTTACCATCTACTGTAATAGCACTTTTCTGAGCGCTTATTTTATTTATGTGACCTGCTTTGGTTAGCACTTCCAACCAATCTTCATGGTCAACCATGCCTCTATTATAATAGACTTTAAATTCACATTGACCTAGTGGTGGCCCAAAACGATTCTTGATAATCTTCGCTCTTACCTTTGCACCGATGGTCTTTTTGTCAGCAACTGTATTACCAACAGTAATCTTGCCAGCGTTGATGAGCTTTATACGAAGTGAAGAGAAGAAAGGTACAGCACTACCGCCAGGTGTTATAGTGTCATCACCAAACATAACCCCTATATTCTTCCTAACTTGGTTGAGAAAGACGAGCGATACATTATGTGTGCCAATAAGCCTAATAACTTTACGCAAGCCTTGGCCCATTCTACGAGCCATTAGACCTATTGTGTTTTCATCATAATCGTTTCTAACTTCTTGGTCTGTAGATGTAGCGGCAATAGAATCCCAAACAATACAAACCATACGATCTGGTTCGTTTGCTTTGATTAGCTTTATCATATTCTCTATAGCTTCAAATACTTTTTCTACCGTATCTAATTGTATCAAACAGAAATTTGTTTCTATAGGGTCTAACCCAATGAGCTGCAGAAATTCTATATTAGCAGCGTTTTCTGTGTCAATCAATACTGGTATACCGCCCTTGTCTAAACAATCTTTTAGAATAACATACGAAAGCATTGACTTACCCGTTTGTGATTCTCCACTTATTTCTACGAGCTTGCCAACTGGTATACCACCTTCCTTCTCTGCATCATTAGTTATAATAGTATCTAACTGCGCAGAGCCTGTGGTCAACCAACGCTTTACTTCTGTTGGTGTATCATCTTTGCCGAATACATAAGCAGAACCGGCCATTTTAGTATTTAATTCTTTGACAATAAGATCGCCCAATATTGAGTCGTCTTCTGTCTTTTTCTTTGCTGTTTTCTTTTTAGGTGGCAATATAAACTCCGAATGAAAAAGGGGGCCGAAGCCCCCGTCAATTTATTTGCCGAGTATACCGGCAAACTTGTTTTGTATTTGCTCATTCGCCTCATCACCCTTAGAGCGTGATGAGTTTACATCAAAAGGGAGGTCGTCCTCGTCCTCCTTAACCGAGGCGAAACTCTTGGTAGTGCCAGTGCTATCGTTGTTTTCTTCTTCTTCGCCTGCAGGATTTAGGTGTGCGGCAAGCGCTTCCTTTATCTCTGTTACAGGAGTAAGAGGAAACATAGTGTCGATGTTTTCTACACTATCAAGAAGGTCAATAACAACAGACTTATTCTTAGTCAAGTTTTCAATAGCAGTTGATGGTGTAACATCAAGAGATACATCAACAGGATATACCCAACCGTTGAAACCCTTCTCTACGGTGACAATTAAGTCCATACCATTTTTGATATCAGTGATATCGATATCGCGCTTTAGGGCAATCTTAGCAGCGTTGAGAATCTTGTTGTAAGTGCTACGTGGTGAGCTTGACGCTGATACACCCCACCAACGAATAATATTATTAGACTTCGACCACTCTTGCTCCTTATCGGGTGACTCTTTAACAATGATAGGAATAAAAACACGAGTTGAAATGCCCATTGATTTAGCTA